TGGCACGAGAGCCTAGAGTTCAGGGGCTAAGAACAAGATCAGGGCAAGATATGAACACGAAATGGTTCCATCTGCCTATGTACATTATTATACCGGCGAGGTATAAATAAGCTACCAGTGAGAAATTGCTGTACGATATTCGATGAAGCCATCGAGTTGTTGGTAAGACCGGGGTGCGATTCCCCGCGCCTCCACCAAAAACAGATATAGGGTTGTTGACCCTCTGTATTCTAGACGTCTGGTAGAATTCCAGAGTATCTGTTTTTGATGGGGGCGACCAGTTTCGATTACCGCGACGGAGTGAGTGGAGAATCCGGATGGAAGCACCGATCAAATGCGCAAACACTGTAAATGTCGCAGCTAATGACAACAATGAGGTTTCTTACGCCCTAGCGGCCTAAGTTACTTCGGGGAATGGGTTCCTCCTAGCAACAGAACGGACCCACTAATCTTGCACCGATCATGCAAGATAGGATCAAAGTAAGATCCGCCGTACCACCTAATGATGCATTAAGGTGTGGGGTCAAGAGATTCGCTCTTGATACTCAACTCAATCAACAACAAAAGGAGGTAGGTGTTGTCAAATACAAACACTCTACTTGGAGGCGTTATTTGTGCGTCTCTACTACTTGCTGGATTTTCAGCAAGTCCACAGAGTTCGCAAGAACTTATCATCTCACCCCCTGCTCAGGTGAGTCAACAGACGGTCCCGGTCCCATATGAGCAGGTATTGAGGGAGGAAGCTGAAGCTTCTAGGGAACCAGTCAACACAAGATCAGCCAACAGCGCTGAAATCAACTGTCTAGCTCGAAACATCTACTATGAGGCTCGCGGTGAGGGAGTCGACGGCATGCGTGCTGTTGCTCACGTTACCATGAATCGCATGCACGACGGGCAGTTTCGTAACACAATCTGCGGTGTGGTCCATCAGCCATCCCAGTTTTCTTGGGTGAGGCAAGGATACGCACCACCTCGTGGTCCTCTATGGGCCCGAGCACAAGAAATAGCCGAGCGTGTATATACCGGGCAAGATGCATCGGACAATACGCACGGCGCGACTTATTTCCATGCATTCAGGGTTCGTCCTAGCTGGGCAAATAGGTTCAAACGCACAACTACGATCGGAGGTCACGCCTTCTATCGCACTTAAGGATACTTGTATATGTCATTGATTAAGCCTGAAAAAATGGTCGATACGACTCAGTTCTTGCAAGAGGTTGACCAGTTCAGCCGTACCACTTCATGTGGTTACATGGACGCAGTCATCCACGTTGCAGGACTTAAGGGCATTGAAATTGAGACGGCTGCTGCAATGATCAAAACCAGCACCAAAGCCAAAGCATTCTTGCAAGAGAGCGCCGAGGACCTCAACTACATGACGAAAACATCGAGGTTGCCAGTCTAATCGATGAATTCGTTTGATGCTTACGTGATGTACATAGCACTGAAGAGACACTTTTCCTCTTCTTATGACTATGTCAAATATAACGGACGTGTAAATGTTTCGGTTGCATCTCTCGAGAAGAGACGAGACAAATACTCTTTCACCAAGCTGGCTAAACAGCCAGATCCATTCGGACTAGCAGTCGCCAACCTATTCGAGGACACCTCAAAGTGGGTTGGCGACTTGTTCGATGATGAATCGCAGCGTGTCTACACATCCATGAAGAAGAGGCGAGAGACTCTCTCGTATACCTTCAAAGATCAACTGCTATCACTAGACAACTTCAAGGATTCATTCACTGTCGTAGACGGTCAACACCCGCCCTTGCTTAAGGCTTATCTGCGTGGTAAGATTGGACCAGAGACGATGATCATCCTCAACAGTCTCGGTGGCTTCTTTGACTCTTGGGATGCCAAGATCACTGAGACATATCAGTGGCCAGAGGTCAAGTTCAAGCTGAACAAGCTCGCACAGTTCTTTGATTTCGATCGTGCCAAGTACAAGAAGATTTTCAAATCAGTCATCGACGAAATGTCTGATTGATTACGAAGACCTAACAGGTCATGCCACCACAAACTCATATATAGATGGTAGCTTCGGTTACACATCCAAACATACATCGAACACATTCATACGGAGAATACAATGTCTTTTGCAGATCTACGCAAACAAAGAGCAAATGCCCTGTCGGACCTGACCAGTGAACTGGCAAAGGTTGCACAGAAGGGTGGCGGTAAAGGGTCAGAGGATACACGCTTCTGGACGCCGACCATCGATAAGGAAGGTAATGGCACGGCCATCATTCGCTTCCTCCCCTCCCCAGAAAATGAGACTGTTCCATTCGTTCGCGTCTGGGATCACGGTTTCCAAGGACCAGGTGGCTGGTACATCGAGAAGTCCCGCACGACTATCGGCGAGGATGATCCCGTGTCCGAATACAACTCGGCTCTATGGGCAACCGGTAATGAGGATGACAAGAAGATCGCCTCTAGCCAGAAGCGCCGTCTGAAGTTCATCTCGAACATTTACGTGGTCAAAGACCCCGGCAATCCTGCCAACGAAGGCAAGGTCTTCCTCTACAGCTACGGCAAGAAGATCTTTGACAAGCTCAACGACCTGATGAACCCATCGTTCGCCGATGAGACTGCCATCAACCCATTCGACCTGTGGGAAGGCGCCAACTTCCGCCTGCGTATCCGCAAGTTCGAAGGCTATCGGAACTACGACAAGTCAGAGTTCGACAAGGCTTCGGCTCTTCGTGAGTCTGATGACGAACTCGAAGCCATCTGGAAGTCCGAGTATCCTCTGCAGGCATTCATCGATCCAAAAGAGTTCAAGAGCTATGCTGAACTCAAGGCTCGTCTTGAGAAGGTCCTCGGTTCGGCTACGCCTGTCAGCGCTGAGAAGCGTGAGGCGGTTGCTGAGTCTTATGCCGCTGCTCCAAACTTTAAGGAGCGTGCAGCTGAGTCTGCTCCATCGGCCATGGCCGATGACGATGATGACGATCTAGCATTCTTTGCACGTCTCAAGGAAGAAAACTAAGCCACACCTGTGTGGTTTGGGGTTTAAGCCCCACTCGAGAGGGTCCCTTCGGGGACCCTTTTTAGTATGTACTTAATATCCATACATCGTATTATGACAATATGAATAGCAACAAATATACCCTCGACGAACTGCATCAATCTGATGCCTACGCTAACTTCATCATGGATCATCCTGATGACCGTCCAATCTGCAACGGGGACATGCTCCTCGAAGCAATGGAGGATGGTTATCTGTTCGATGAGTTCCTAGCCTCGATTGGATACGAAGAATGAGCAAAGTTACACACTATCTCACCGGCCCTATAGGTGAGGCGACTATGGCAGGCGACGCTGACTTTGTCGACCTGATCCTGAACAACCAGGGACGGCACCGCAACGCTGAGATCCCGAGTGATCCGGCTCTGGCTGTGGCATATGCCGACGGCCTCATCGCCGCTGCCAACCGCTTCAAGCACCGCCAGCAGGTTGAAGCGCGGACCGGCATGGGCTACATGGAAGCGCTTCTCGCAGGAAAGGCCGGCTGATGCTCACTGGTAAAACCAAATATCGTCGTTCATTTACAGGTAAGATGATCCTCGTGGTTCAAGAGGAGCGCATCTATACCTGCCCTCATACCTTCGACGAGGATCCATATTACGTGTGGCGGGATGCCACATTTGATGATGTTCAGAAGCTCTTGGAGATTAAATGATGCTCGAACTTTCTGTCAAAATCGTCGATGTGCTCATGAAGCTCATCGCCTATTTCTGGATCGGGGTAGCTGTATTCGCAGTGCTTCTCGGGGCTGCATACGTTCTCGTGAATCTGTTCAACTACGTGTTCATGGCATCAGGTCTCATTCTTATCGGCTATATCGCCGTGCAAATCCACAAGGAATATTTGAAATGACCACACCTAAAGGTGTTCTCGCTATCATTCTTGTTGATGGTAAGGTTGCCGTAACCGCCACTGACTTCGATCGATTTACGCTCTATGGAACCTCTGATGACAAAGTCTGCGAGGCTCAAAAGAAGCGTGCCATGGCTGCCGTTGGCAAGAAGTTGATCGAGGAATATGGTGGTCCGGTTATGTCTCGACTCATCGATGGTGATGAGGCAAAACAAATCGCTTATGATATCTTCTGTGGTCGTCGACATGGTTTCGAATACCGTGAGGAGCTGATCGGCTACGAAGAGGCAGAGGCATAACATGCAACCACTATTCGTACAAATAAACTTGGGTTACGGCAACGTCATCGTTGAGGGCTGCACTCTCACTGAACCAGACAGGACGAAAGCTATCGTCTGGTATCCAACGGAAGATGGCCATCAGCCCGGTGATACTATTAAGAAGGAGCCAGATGACTTCTCTTATCGTGATTACGGTGGGGTCATCGTCAGCTTCAAGACCGATGAGGATATCGACCGACTCATCGAGAACCTGCTGAAACTGAGGAGCGCACCGATTGACCTACAACCTGTTCCTTGATGATGAGCGCAAGCCATCAGACGTAGTGTGGTGCGCCATCGGTCTCGGACCATGGGTCATCGTCCGGTCCTATGAAGAGTTCCGTGATTACATCAAGAAGAATGGTATCCCAGATCGCGTGAGCTTCGACCACGATCTATGTGATGAACACTATTCGGCCTACTTTGCCGGCTCACATGATTACGGTGACACCAAAACTGGCTATGATGCAGCCAAAT